TTAAAAGTTTAGAGGAAGAGCTATACGAATTAAGAGACACACTAAAAAAACTAAACACAAAGGATAATAACGTTACATATGAATTTTAAAAAACATTTTTTATTTTTAATTTTTATTTATTTTTTAATTGCAATTTTTATAACATCAACAAATGCTAATGAAAAGTTTGTATTACCTGAGGTTGAAATTACAGATGATGAAAAAGAGCCACTTAAAAGAGTTAAAAAAGAGCAAGGTAAAATTTTATATGACACAGTAAAAGGTTATGAACCTGAAAAAGTAGATAACCAATATTGTTATGTAAAAATTGAAATAGTACAAAAAGGTGATGAGATTATTAAACAAGAAATTTTGGAGTGTGCTGACGGTAGACGAGGTATTAATACACCAAGCTATTGGGAACTATTTGCACAATTCTATTATAGAGATGTATCGGTGCCTGAATACTGCCGATTTTATAGTAGACCAAATCATGTCTTTAAATCGTTCGGAAAGACGTGCCTTAACAAGAACGGCGAATGGGAGGTACAATAATGTTTAAAAACATTATTATATTAATACTCTTAAGTATCATTATGTTTGATGTGTCCAGTAAAGAGTTTTTTGATTATATGCAAAAAGGACTTGACAAAACACAAGAACTAGTATATGATATTAGTAGGAGTAAAAAATAAGACTATATGATGATAAGATCAATAATGATAATAGCGGTGAGCCTTATATTAGGTGCTTGCTCTTCTTCAACATACAAGATTAAAACAGAATCTAACAAAACTTTAAATACTGTGCCATCTTGGTATATGATGGATTTCAAAGAAAAAAGAGCTTGTAATATTGGTTCACAAGATGTCAACGAAAAACAATGTATTTTTGGTGTCGGAACGTCAGTATCGCCTGATCTTGGTTTAGCAATTGAAAAAGCAAAGATGCTTGCAAAAGCTGAGATGGCAGATATAATCAAAGGCGAAATGAATAAACAATCTAAACAGTTTATAACAGAACTTGGTAAAAATGAAACTAAGTCAGTTGTAACAGATGTTGAAGTTGCTTTAGTAAATAAAATTGAAAATACACCTGTAAGAGGTTATGAAATATTTGCACAAGAGGTAACCTCAACTAAACAAGGTTATTATAGAGCATGGATTGGTTTAAGATTGCCTTTAGGTGAGTTTAATAAGATGTATAACTACACAATAAATGAAGTAGTTGACTCTTACAATCTAAAACAAAAAGCTGACGCAGCTTTTAAAGAAACAGTTCCAGTAAAACCTTTACAGTAATATGAGTGAAATAACTCAAGTTGTCATATACAGTAAAAACAACTGTGGATATTGTATCAAGGCCAAAAATTTAATAACAAGTTTAGGCCTTGAATACACAGAAAAAAAATTTGAAGATTATTTAAATACAGAAAAATTATTTGAAGACATAGGTAAAAACGTTAAATCAATGCCCCAGATAAAAATAAATGGTGAATTAATTGGTGGATATAATCAACTATTAGAATACTTAACTGATAAAAAATTAGTTAATTTTAAAGGTGAAATTATTTAATGAACGATAAGAGTAAAGTTATTCTGTTTCCAACAAATAGAATTGTTAATAAAAATAGAGCAAAAGAAGACCCTAAAAAAGGTGAAAAGGTAAGATTAGATGCAACTAAAGATTTTGTAGAGGGCCATGTTGATGAAATTGCTATGAACATATTGAGAGCGTTTGTAAAAATGGCTATGAAAACGGACAAACCAGAATTTACAAAAGATTTAGGTTTATTAGTTGATGTTATGAGAGGTATGATTTATAGAGATTTTGATGTAGTACACCCGGCACAAAAATTAGTAGATAAGATTGTACAGGTAGAGACGACAAGATTTGGCCCTAAAGTTTTAGTTGATTATAGTAAAGTAATACCAAATGAGCTTAAAGATGGTTCTCAAAAAGACGTATCACATAAACCAAACAAACCTTTAAGTAAAGATATAAGAGATGAAATTAAAAAAACAAATGATGGTTGGACAGATTTTCAATCACCAGATATTGATGATGAGTAACAGATTTTTAAAAATTCCTCAAGGAATCGCCGTAGCCGGTTGTAAAATAGCTAATTTAATAAGGAGAAAACATAATGTTAAATACATTAAAAAATCTAGTGGTTGTAAAAACTGCTAAGAGATCAACTAAAGGTGTTAGAGTATTATCTAAAACACAAAGAGTGTTGAACTTATTGTCAAAAGGTAAATCAGTATCGTGGAAGACATTAAGAACTAAATTTGATCTAAGATCGCCAAGAGCGATGGTAGACAAATTAAGGTCTCAAGGAAACATGATCTACATTAATAGATCAAGCGAAGGTACTTCTTACAGAATAGGTGCACCATCAAAAGCAATTATTGCTGCTGGTATAGAAAAACTGTACGGAACAAACTACGCTTACTCAAATAACTAAGAGTGGTAATAAAGAGGCGAGAAATATATAAAGCTCGCCTCTTACACAAAACAAAAAAATTATGGCATACGAAATAAAAAGAAAATATAATACTGGTTTTATAGTAAAAAAAAAGATAAAAACATTAACAGATAGAGAATCTTATTCAAAAGAAATAAACACTGAATATGGTGAGGGCGGTGGTTTAAATGCTGGCTATGATATTGTAGAAGCTGTAGCTAAATATGCAAATGAGCAAGGTAAAAAAGGTAAACAATACGGTAGAGATTTTGTATTTAAAACCACAAGTTATGATGATACCTCAGATGATGAAACAATTGTCTTTGAACACAATGCCGAAACCTAAAATATTTGAATTTGATTTAGATACTGGCAAAAAACAATTTAAAACTTGGGTGTATAGTGAAACAGGTTTAGATATTGAGGAAAGATTTACACCATTTAAAGTTACTAACATAAAAGAAGTTAAAGAACCAGTTTCAAAAACAACATCAGAAAAATTACAAGACGAACTCGAGCCCATCACATGATATTAGTTGACTTAAACCAAGTGCTTATATCTAATCTGATGGCACAAACAAGAGGTAAAGCTGAAAACTTACCAAATAAAGAAATGGTAAGATATATGGTCATTAATTCATTAAGAGGTTTTAATTTAAAATTTAAATCAGAATATGGCAATAATCTAGTGTTATGTGCTGACGCTGGTGAACCTTGGCGTAGGGATATTTACCCTAATTATAAACACGCAAGAAGAAAAGGCCGTGTAGATTCAGACACCGATTGGGACAATATCTTTAATATTATTACCGAAATTAAACACGAAATTGCAGAAAACTTTCCGTATGTAATGATGTATATAGAAAAGGCTGAAGCTGATGATATAATCGCCACACTTGTAAAATACACTAATGAGCCTATTATGATTATAAGTGGCGATAAAGATTTTGTACAATTACAAACTAATACTAAAGTAAAACAATATAGCCCTATACAAAAAAAATTCATAGGTGAGGGTATTGACCCTAAAATATTCTTACATGAACAGATTATAAAAGGTGACAGATCAGATGGTATACCTAACATATTAAGTCCTGATGACATCTTTTTAACAAAAGAAAAACAAAGGCCAATCAATAAAAAAAGACTAGAGGAATGGTCAACTATAGATAGAATACCATTAGGAAGCGAAACCAGTAAGTTTTATGAGAGAAATAAACAGCTAATAGACCTGTCTTGTATACCAGTAGAACTAGAAAAAACTATTATAAATACATACAGAGAGTATAAAACACCTAGCAGGTCCAAACTGTTACCGTATTTTATACAACATAAACTAAAATCGTTAATGGCAAACATTGGTGATTTTTAATATTCGAATATTGGAGATATAATGCAAGAACAAGAAAAACCTAGGCATTCAAGCCTAATAAACCCTAAAGGGTTATCAGCATCGGCTCGTACAGCCACTAATGCAAGACCTTTAGCACACGAGATATTTACAAAAGTAAATAACGCAAAAGACAAACCACTAAAAATAGAAGTTTTAAGAAAAAACGATAGTCAATCTTTAAGAACATTGTTAAAGGCTGCTTTTGACCCTAAAATTATATGGGATATACCAGAGGGGTCACCGCCATATATGAGTAATGACGCTCCCGCTGGCACAGATCATACATCTTTGTTAGATGAGTCTAAAAAACTATACATTTTTATTAAAGGTGGTAGTAATATAGCTAAAGTAAAAAAAGAAACTCTTTTCATACAGATGCTCGAGGCGCTTCATAAAGATGACGCTCAAGCATTAATTAATATAAAAGATAAGAAATTAAACATTACCTATAAAGGACTTACAGAAAATGTTGTTAAAGAAGCCTTTAATTGGAAT